CATTGAGCATTGAGCATTGAGCATTGAGCATTGAGCATTGAGCATTGAGCATTGAGCATTGAGCATTGAGCATTGAGCATTGAGCATTGAGCATTGAGCATTGAGCATTGAGCCGCAATGCTTGCCGATATCAATAATGCCTTATGAATCAATAACTTAGATATCGCGCTCACTGAACAATAATACTTTAGCTAATGGTTTGTATTGCTTAACACGTTATCGTTGTTTAGGTGCGATATTTAAGTTATTGATTTATATAGGGATTATGAAATCACCTGGATTTTAGCCTTTTAAATTAAATTTAATCTTTGTTGTATACAGCTAAACAATTAGTCTGTATAATCCTATCTAAGTTAAGCAATCCGCTTAACACTTATTAGGGGTCTAAGGCAATGATTACAGATAGAAAGTATCAAGTAATAAGTGAAGCCACTGGTAACAGTGCATGGTTTAACAAAACCAGATCTGCTCTCGAATGGGGTCAGAAGTTGTCCAAATTGCAAAACGCGCGTTATACAGTAATGCGTAAAGGTTTTTATTTTGGAACTTTTGATAATGGTATTTTAGATATTAAAGGCGGTTCGTTATGAATTATTCTCTAACAAAGATCAGCAAGAATAGCAAAACAGGGCCAATCCCTGTTACTACAAGTAATAGAGCGACGTGCCCTGACGCTTGCCCTTTAAAGCGTAACGGCTGTTACGCTGAGGATTATTACACTCAGCTACACTGGAATAAAGTCACAAGCGGAGAACGTGGCACTGACTGGCTGGGATTTATTGCCAATGTTAAGGTATTACCCAAGAGAACACTGTGGCGACACAACGTGGCGGGTGATTTGCGCGGTTCTAATAATCACATTGACGTTAACGCGTTAAAAGAGCTTGTTCAAGCTAATGTGGGTAAGAATGGTTTCACTTATACGCACTATCCACTAGATACTGCTATCAATATAACAGCTGTTCAGCAAGCTAACAATGACGGATTTACCGTTAATGGATCGGCTAATACGTTAGAGCAAGCGGATAATTATATGGCGTTGGGTGTGCCCACGGTCGTTATACTACCTGAAAATGCAAGCAAGGTTACATACACGCCTAACAATAATAAAGTTGTTGTTTGTCCCGCTCAAACTAGCGAGAAAGTCACATGCTTATCATGTGGCTTATGTCAGATAGCTAAACGCGATTACATAATAGGCTTTAGAGTCCATGGTACTGGTAAGAAGAAGGCCAAGGTTGCTATTGGACTAACGGCTTAAGTCGTATTGTTTCTTATTTGTTGATAATAGGGCTAATTTTTTGACGATTAGCTCGATTATTGGCTCTGTTTTGAGGCCTACGCTTAACGGGTAGGCGAAAATCTCAATAAGAATGATTCTTAATAACTAAATTTAAAGGCGTAAAATCATGAAATATCAAACCGCAGAAAAGATTATAAACAAACTAGGCCAAGGCCAAGTCGTTAAGCTTAAAAAACATAAGTATGGCGGCTTGCCTAGTGTCACTTGGTGTATGTTATGCTCCGTATTTTTTGATACTGGTAGCACTAAGGCGAGTTATGAACCTATAAACGACAATCAAATAATGATATATAAAAACTGCTTAGCCGTTGGCATAGTAGAACTGTATTGATAATGACTATTTTTAAAATAATAGTTTACAATAGCTAAACAAACAGATTAAAATTTAACTCGACTTGAGACAATCTCAAGTCGATAAACAATAGGAATTAAGATAATGCAATACAGAGCGACTTTATACAATAACAACACACCGTTTGACAGTGTGATAATGTCAGGCATCAATGAAATAAAGGAGTGGGCCAAAGATCGGGGTGATACTTATGGCTTAAACATTAAGACCTATCATGATGGCGATTTGCCTGAAGAGCATGTTATAAATTACATGATAAAAAATAACCGATTTTATAAAATAAGGAATTAAGATAATGACAATAGAAATAAACGTTGACTATATGGTCAACGAACACGACCAAACAAACAACACTATAGGCAAGGTGTTAGGCATAGGCTTTGAAGTGTTTGATATAAACATAACAGCAGAATATAACTTTCGCGCGGGTCGACCTCAAACACAATGGGAACCTGAAGAATATTCATATTTTGAGATAGAATCTTATTATATTGCAGGTGTTTACAACGATTCAGGTCGCTTTATGCCGATAAACAAAGAACAATCAGAGATTATCTTAAGTCTTAAGCCGTGGGTAGTCGATAGCGATAAGCTAACGGACATCATAGGTGATCAGCATACCGATAGAGATGAAGAGGATTATAGAGCATGATTGATCTCATTAATTACAACGCTGGTAAGGCTCTAACATTCTCCATTTTAGGTAAGTATTCATCAGCGGGCGACCACATGGAATGGCAAATCGTAAGATCCACTCTTAAGGGATATATCGCTCTAGTTAAATTCAATAGGCGGGATGAAAAGTCATCATTAAAAATATCTTTTTTTAAAATAGACCACATAACACATTTTTCAATCGGGGTAAGATTATGAACAATTTAACGAAAACATTAATATTTTTATCGGCTTTAGCTCTTGGCGGTACGGTCGATCACCTATGGTTTAAATCGATATCGATAGAGCGCACCAAATCGGGCATGTATATTTTAGATTCTGGCAGTATTTACAGCTTAGTGGAATTAGACAGAACAAAAGAAACCAAAGAAACTAAAGCCGATAGTTACAGCATTCAGTCTTATGGTGACTCTAGCGCGTATCGTTTGCCGACAGGTAAGAAGTAAAACCGATTGACTTTTTAAGGGATACTTAAGTTTTCTTAAGTATCCTTTTTTTTTGTGCCTAAATTTAACAGGAAAACACAATATGATTAAATCGATAGTGATAACATCAGTGCTACTGCTCAGCGGTACACATTCTGGCCAAGCTGAGAGTCGTAGCAACGTTTTAAAGCAAAAGGCATGTCTAAGCCAGATTATGTACTCGGAAGCGCGTAACCAAACTAAAAACGGTGTGCTGGCAATAGCCCACGCCTCAATCAATAGGGCGATAAAAACAACAGGTAATACCTGCACGATTAAAGGCGTTACTCGTAAAGCTGTACCTAAAGACGATCGCCCATACTTTAACGAGATCGCAGAGTTCGCCTTGTTTCATAAATCTAACGTGGCTCAAGCCGATAGTTGGAACACTTCGAAAGAGCCTCACAGTAAAGGTCGTAAGATCAAAGTGATTGGGGCACACGTCTTTTACATCATGGCCCAGCTCTAAATCGATCGTTTAAGCCCCCTTAGAGGCTCGCTACGCGCTTTTATCTTAAAAGCCTACTCCTAGTATTACTTTGCTTTTTTCTTAGGCCATTTTACGTGTGGTTTGGCGTATTTGATTAATCTTGGGTGATTTGCAAACTCCTTCCATTTATTGTCGGCTCTAGTGGTTGGTAACCAGTCGATAACCGATTGAATAGCCATTAGGTCTTGCTCAAGCTTTACAAAGTGATTTTCATACTTTATCTCATCAATACATCGTTGCTTTGCTCCGTTAAGTTCTTCGTCTTCTCGGATAGCCTTAGCGATATTATCTTTTTTTATCTCATCGATTACATACTGACTCGCATGTTCTAAAGTTTCGATCTTTTGATATTCTTTTAATTGTTTTACCTTTCCGTGTTTTTTAACGTGTAAAAAATCACCTGTGAGTTTTAAAATATCGACACAATACATCAGCTCCATATTTGTTTCTGCGCGTGCTCGTCTTTCTTTTAATCCCTCTCGACCATGAGTCTGATTTAGCTCTAAGAACTTTTGTCCTCGTTTTGATCCTTCTTCTCGTTTGATTTTCAAAAATCCTCCTAAATAATTAAAAAGTACTCAAAGTACGCAATGAGCAAAACCATTGAGTACTGACGACAACCCGCGCCAGCCGTGGGCTAGAGGGGTGTTTTGGCAGGTCTGGTACGCAATAAAACACAATTTTGTATTAGCTCTATAGGAAATTTCTTTTTATATATATTTATATATTTTATAAATATATTTTCTATATACTAATTTATCTATATTATTGAGTATTGAGTACTAAAAGAGTATAAAGAGATATAAATCAATAGTTTAGACCAGTACGCAATGTTTTTTTATTGCGTACTACATTGCGTACTTTGGGTACATTGCGTACTGGCTAAGGCCTGCAAGAAATTAGTTGTCTAAATGTTCCTTGATTTTATCGATTGCATATTTGTCTTCTAACCCTTCTTTTATCCAAACGTAATGCCGTTGTCTTGGTTGATAGGTCATAAAACATCTCCCCTTAATCTGCCGAAAACCTTTTTCTAACAAAATTGCAGACAACGATCTCGTTTTTGGAACGTCATCACCATCATAAACACATCGTCTATTTAGCTCAGTTATGTCGATAAACTGCTCATTTATCAATTCGCAACGATGTTTGTCGAGCAAATCTTCTAAAGTTTGACGGTTTTCTGATATAGATAACCCTGCCATTTCAGCTTTACCCTCAGTAGATGGGGCTCGCCCATACGGTTTAAAGTCATCAGGCAACACATAATCGGTAAAATACTTGGCTAAAGAACCCACATTCGCACGAGTAACGTCATATAAACGATCAAAATACTCGCCTGTTGGCACTTCACCACCAAAAATCTTATATAATTGCTCTTCTGTTTGTATAGCCGAGAACAAAATACAGTACCTGCGATCACCATCACCGATAGGAACAGCGTCTTTATGATTAGTTAAGAACAAATACGAGGTGAAGTTAGGCACTATTTCATGATCGCGACCTTTACGCTCGATAGCAACCTCAGCATTCGTTATAAAAGGCTTGATAGCATCCATAATTTCATACCGATTAACCCCATTAACACGGATTTCTTCAACTATATTCAAAAGGCAACCAGTCGCCCACCCCGAAAACCTCCCGCCAATGGCTGACGGATCAAGCGAACGCGCATTCGCGCCCATCAAAAGCTTCATTACATCCTTAAAGTAAGTTTTACCAGCACCCTGCGCACCCTGCAAGATAATCGACCAGTTCAAACGCTTACCCGCGTTCTGATAAACAAACACCAACCAGTGCAACAACAGCTCACGCTCACGCTTAACAGGTAAGAGCATCGCTAACTGCGCCTCAAACATACGCACCGCCTCCAACCCTCCGGCATCATACTCGACCACAGGTGTAACGTTATGCGCGCGGTAGGTGTTAACCAGTGCTTTACCATCGTAACGCATGAGCGTACCGCATCCGGGCCAAAACAACTGCCCTACAACAACAGGTATACGATACTCAACCAAAGCCAAAACCGATGCAGGTACGCCAGAGGCTACGCAATCGCCTTCGCGATCATACTTAGCGTTAAACGCCTCCTTCCTGATCCCATAGTTCAACCTTATATTATAGAACTCGCACAAGGTTTCTATAAACACCCAATCACCAACCCATGCAGGGATATCTTCCACCGACATTACACCACCACCACCCTTACCCACAGGCGTAATGGCCTTGGCGATCTGCGCCTTAGTGATACCTTTCATCTTACCAAAACCCTGCGCGATCTCTGATGCCAACATGCCCCGCAAGTCGCCACCCAACTTGAACGTAGGTATAGAAAGAAGCCGAGCCTTAAGGTCTTCATATTCAGACAAACTTGACACTTCAGATGCGTCCACAAGCAATTGTTCGAACACGTCACTATGTGCCGACATACCCGAAGCTTCGAGTAAGACCTGCGCACCAGACTCTTTAACAGCGTAGATCACACTAGCAAAGGTACGGGGAACGCTACGCTCGTTAATAGAGTCCCACTTAGCACGAAGCTCGGTCTCGTTCTTAGTCTCATTGCCTAGCAAAGACCACTGATACCATATGTTAAAACCCTTATCCGAACCGCTGTACTGGTGATGTATCGATGCGCAAACAGCAAACCAACCATGATAATCAAGTTCACCTGCTGGGTATGCGTCAAGGTACGACTGCACATCATGATCGGAAATATCGCTGGGGATCGCCCTTACAGCCAACTCCAAACCTCTAACAGCGTCATCAAGATCAGCGTCATCCGTTCCCTTTAGCCCCTCAGCCTGACTACTAGAACTAACTAGAGCCAAAGGCTGCGCCACTTCATAAGGCTCACCGTCTTGACTAAATGACCACGCTGTTGATAAGTCCTTGCAACGTGCTGAGAACATGGCTTGTGATGGTACGAAACTGGCTGAATCAACAGGGATACCTATTTCTTCAGCCACCTTAATGGATAACGCCTTATATTGTGAAGGAGATATCTCTTTACTAAGGGGTATAACCACACGGACTTTAGGATTGTCATCGGTATGGCTGAACGTAGAGTAAGCCAACCAAGCACAGTCTAAATTCATGATCAACTCGTATTGGATTGCACCAAGAGTCATGCCCGAATTGTCTATATCATAAGTTAAGACCGAACGACTAACCATTTCACTATCTGATCGTTTAGTACCCTTGACAGAGCCACCTAAGAACCATGCGCCTGTTTTATTATCAGACTGCTTATGCGTAGTTAGTTTCTCGACCAACACAGGCCATGTGAATTCATGATTCTCGCAAACTCCGAGATTCTTACCACCAATAGCGATTTTATACGTTTGACTGGTCATAACCAACCCCAGCGATATCACGAGCTAAGAAGGCCCCATCAGATATAATTTCTATTTGTATGGCCCGTGCAGGGGGAATAATTCTAGATTTATACCAATTAGTTAGCGCACTGCGATCAACACCTAACAATCGGGCTAACTTTGATCGGGTTTGGAAATGTAAAATGATCTCGTCAAAAAGTTCTTTAGTAATGCTACTCATATTGTATCCTTAGTTAATTAAATGTTGTGTTTGTGTTGTGCATACCTTAACATGCTTATGCTTAAACGCAACCGAATAAATATTTAAATTAATTTCAAACTAGATGTTGACAAGGGCTAAACATTACGATATTCTAATCCCGAACTTAAAAGTCCGCTCTACTTTGAAAGAGTACATGACCCGAACACCACGGATAGATCGCGTAGTAATAGTTCTTTATAAAGAGCATTAATCCTAGTGCCCTTCACAAAGGAAAAATAAAAATGAGCTTAGAACAAAACATAAACGAATTGAACCTGTCTATCAAGACACTAATAGATATGTTAAATGATTGGACACCACAACCTATAACCAACCTTGCATTACAAGTAGTCCAAGAGATTGCAGCTGAACAAGTTAAACCAGTAAGTAAGGCCAAAGCTAAACAGCCAGAGGAGCTAACCATATCTGAGTTACGTGCACCTGTCAATAATCCTGACGAGCTCAGATCAGAACTTCAAGCATTGTCATCATCAATGATTGCCAATAAAAGAGGAACTAAAGAGGACATTAAGGCTCTTATAGCAACCTACAAGGGAGCTACCATCCTTAAGAACGTCCCAGATGCAGACCTGCCCGAACTAAAATCTAAAATCTTAGCACTAGGGGAATAAGATGAGCGTACCCATGACCCACTCTGAACGAGAAACACTGGTCAGGCTGTATGTGTCTGAACGAATTTACAACATGAGTCCTATTGAGATTGAAAAGAAATGCACAGCACTAATGGTTGATACCCTGCTGAAATTCGATGACTATCAACTAATGAAACTAGAATTAATATAAGGAAACTAAAATGAACATTCCAGACTTAACAATATTGCGAGAAAGACTACAGCTAGAGATAAAAACATTGCAGGCAGGTGAGACAAGTATCAATCAGGCTAAGGTTGTCTCTAACTTAGCCAATGGTGTAATTAACAGTGTGTTGGCCGAGATCATGGCAACTAAAGCACTCCCAGATAACGCTAACAAGGCACTTGAACATGACTACATTGACGTTAGAGCAGACTAAGAAAGAGAAGAAAAAGGCTACCACTGCCAAATGGCGAGCGGATAATCCTGAAAAAGCTAAAGCTACCTCTGCCAAATGGCGAGCGGATAATCCTGAAAAAGTTAGTGCTGACAGGGCAGCGTATTATGTGAATCACCCTACCGTTTCAGTTATTAACGGTATGGCACTAAGGTTTAAAATATCGAGCATACAACTAAGAGAAATAGTCCCACAAGAGCTAATAGAACTTAAGCTACTCCAATTAACCTTACACAGGTTAATACAAGAAAAAAGGAAACTAAAATGAACATTCCAGACTTAACAATATTGCGAGAAAGACTACAGCTAGAGATAGAAACATTATTGACGTTAGAGCAGACTAAGAAAGAGAAGCAAAAGTTGAGTTGTGCAAAATGGCGCACTAATAATCCTGAAAAGCAAAAGTTGAGTTGTGCAAAATGGCACACTAATAATCCTGAAAAGCGAAAGTTGAATTGTGCAAAATGGCGCACTAATAATCCTGAAAAGAGCGCTACTCATAAAAAAAAATACCGTGCGGCGCATCCTACTGCTCTTGTCGTTTCCAATATGGCATTGACTTTTAAAATATCAAATACACAAATAAGAGAATCAGTCCCACACGAACTGATAGAACTTAAGCTACTCCAATTAACATTACACAGGTTGATACAAGAAAAAAGGAAACTAAAATGAAAAAAACTTTAGAAGAACGAAAAGAAAAAAAGGTTGCTGACAGGGCAGCGTATTACCAAAAGAATAAGGAAACAATGAACGCCAACTCCAAGGCGTACCACCAAAAAGTGCGTGACGAGATCGCAGCTAAGAAAGCAGTGACAATATACGCACCTAGAATACGCAAGGTGGCGAACCAGCCAGCTAACACGACTACGCTCAAAGATGAGGCCAAGAAGATGGGTATCACAACAGCCCACTTAAGGACAATACAGAAAGACATTAGGTTCAACATGCCTAAAGTTAAGATGTTGCGCATGGACGGCATGGACTTATTTGATATTTATGAATTAGCAGCGTGGCAGCAGCAGTATAGAGAGGTGCTCGCACAAGAGGCGATCTCAGGAGCAAGTAAAAAGAACATCGGGGAAATACGCTTAACCCCACATGTAATGCTGTTAATAAACTGGTTACAAGCCTCAAAGCACGTAACTAAATACTGCAACACGCAGCGCGTTGCGATCAATTCAAACCAATTCTGGGCGAGGTACGCGTGATGAGTCCTGAAAGAGATTTATTGAAAAAGATTTTAGCTACGGGGTGGTTAAACAATACTATAAGCTGTGAAGTGGAGGAACTACTCGCCCAACCTGAGACTAAGCAAGATTTGAAACTGGAATGGTACAAAAGAGGATACAAGCAAGGCTTTGTTGACGGTCAAGATGTACCGCACAGGAAGCTTGATTATTTTACAGATATAATTTTAGGTGAAGATGATGAGTAATATAACCGAACTACCTCCACACGAAAATATGAGCGTCAATCAAGCGTTAGATCATTGTAAGAGGAAAGACCTTAAAAAGGTTTTTATAATCGGTATTGACGAGGACGATAAACTAATTACGCGGGCATCAAAGATGAATTTTGCTGAAGTTGTTTATTTTCTTGAGCTGGCAAAGTTTAGTTTATTGGGGCATGGTGATGAATAAAGAAAGAGAGTTGTTAAGAAGAATATCAAGCCATAGCGGTAGCGCAATACCTGCCAAGTTTATTTACGAAATACAAGAACTACTCGCCCAACCTGAGCAAGAGCCTGTGGCATGGATGTGGGAACAACAAAGCCCCCACTCAGGTGAATGGGATTCTGAGTTTGCGGAAGGAAAGCCTCAGAATTTTAGAGTCGTACGAAATATTCGCCCACTCTACACCTCACCACAAAAACGTGAGCCTTTGACAGATAGTGAAATATCACACGGCTTTAGAGTTGACAAAGACGCGACTAATGCAGAAAGCTACTGGGCTGGGGTTAAGCTTGCAGAAAAAGCACACGGTATTGGAGTAGATGATGAGTATTAGAAAAGCACTGGAAGAACTGCTGTTAATTGTAGAAATCCATCAAAAATGTACTAAAAATAACTTTGCATGGGCTGAAATAGAGTATGCAAAAGAACTACTCGCCCAGCCTGAGCAAGAGGGTAAAACAACATACATAGGTGAAACACAATGGATGCAAGTACCTGAGCCTTTGAGTGATGGTGAAATCTACGAGATATTTTCTAAAAATCCATGTACAAAATTTATTGAATTAACTCGGCTTATTGAAAAAGCACACGGTATTGGAGATAAGAAATGAGCGGAGGAACTTTTGACTACGGTCAATTTAGAATTGCAGATATTGTTAACGCGATTGAAGATTCTATCTATAACAATGAGAGAGCAGAGCACCCATATAGTGAGGAAACCATTCACCTATTAAAGTATGGCGTAAAGTATCTAAAAGTAGCGCAGATATACGCTCACCGAATTGACTGGCTATTGGCTGGTGATGATGGTGAGGAATCTTTTCATAAACGACTAGCATCTGACTTGGAGGAATTTAATGAAACGAATAATTAAAATAGTGTTTGAAGCTAGTGCAAACACCACACGGTATTGGAGTAGATGATGAGGCTTAACCCTAGAACAAGAATAGGCAGTTTTTTAGAAAGCACCCGACCACACCCTGCAAAACAAATTAACTTTAAACAAATAATATGGCTTAAGCCTTTTGGAAGCATGTATATGAGGAGCAAAAATAAATGACTATTGATTTGTATATACACATAGTTGCATGTGTATTATTTACCAGTTTTACTCTTATATCTTTTACTTGCGCTATTTGGTTTGCCATCTGGCTTTATGATGACATTATAGAAAAACGCAAATGGAGGAATAGAAAATGAAACTTTATGAACTAGATGATAACAAAAGGTTTACGTTAGTAGATGATAATAGCAAAACAGTGTTCACATGCAAACGCATAGATGGCGCGTATTCTGTATGCTATTTGGGTGACACGTTGATACACATATCAGCAAGTGCTGATATTGAGGAAGTAGTAAAAACACCCCCTGACTTTACGGATTCTTACTTAGGTCATGTAGACCCAAAAAACCCACGCCCTTGTTTACGGGTAGCGGATGATGCGTACAGGGCTATCGGTAAAGCACCCACTAACCAACGAAGAGATTGAGGGGTTTAAAAGATGAGTAAAAAAGATGCGTTTGAAAAGATAGCTGAGGGCTTTACACTTAAGAAATCCCCAGAAGAAGAAAGAGAAGATTTAATTAATAAAGTAGTTCAACTTACCAATGCTAGTATTGAGGTCTTAGGTAGAGGGTTTCACGGGTTGCCTGTCGATGTAGATAGGTATAAGAGATATACGACCAAAGAATTATTATATTATTTACAAAAAGAGCAGTTTGAATCAGCACTAGAAAAAGATTTTGGTTGGGTTAGAGAAGATCATTTTGGACAAACAAAACGAGGTGAAGCGTGAGCGAGATAACAATAAGTTTAGAACAAGTAGAAGCATATATCAAAACCTTGGGCGGTGAGCACGATGAGTGGTGGATGCCTGAGTACGATTTATATGGTACTGGATTAATAAGTTTTCTTCAAGATGTTGATAGAGGTTTTGGTGATAGTGCTGATGCGCTATTAAAGTTACATGCTATTGAAGCAGATGAGGTTGTAAATAAACAAAAGGCTGAACAACGGGTAGCGGATGATGCGTACAGGGCTATCGGTAAAGCACCCACTAAGACCGAAGGTCAAGGATATGGATACTAATGACTATCAAAGAACTAATAATTAAACTAAGCGATTACCCCCAACACCTAAGAGTATTTGTATCGGACGGGGAAGATACTACCGAAATCACAACAGACACTAGGATCAAGATAGACAAATTTAATAGTTATTGGCTTCACCCGCGGTTAGCTTTTGGTGAAGAGTATTTAGACATAAATATGGAGGAAGAATCTAGGGTTAAATATGTATCGGCCAATTTAAATATTAAGGGGTAAGAAATGAAATACATAGGGATCATAACTTTTAAAATTGATATTGAAGCAGTTGACCAAGACGCTGCTGAAAAGATAGCAATGCAAGCAATACCGCACCACTTTGATTATAGTAATTCTAATGGAGACACAGGTAAGTTCTTAAGGGGATTGCTGCCAGTGGTTTATGAAGTGGATGAACATGGCGACAAACCCGACAGCTATTGGAGGAACAGATGAGCTCTTGCATTAAACAATGTAAATTAATCGATGGTGTATGTGTTGGGTGTATGCGCACAATAGAGCAAATAAAAGAAGCAGGTAAGTTAAAATGATAAGTGAAGAAAGATTAAGAGAACTGGCTAGGAAAGTAGGGTTATATGTTGATGAGAACGATGGTTATATCTGCGTAGCTGAGAAATATAGAGCTGGCACAGGTGTTGAGATAACTGGTACACTACGTGCCTTTTATCACTTAGCATTTAAAGATGGGGTAGACTCTTGTGAGTAGAGAATTAAAAATAATCGCCACAGCTATACTTATATGGTGTGGTGTCATATCACTAATGATATTAGCATACCTTGCTGATAGGATAACCTAATGACGGCACATGCTAAATTATCAGCATCAGGATCAGAACGTTGGTTAAGATGTCCGGGATCGGTTCGAGCAGAGGAGGGCATAGTAGAAAAGTCATCATCCTTTGCGGCTGAAGGGACTGCGGCTCACGAGTTAGCCGAGCTATGTCTTGTTTCTGAACGCGATGCTATGACGTATATCGATCAAAAACTACCTGAATCAGGATGGGTTGTCACTGATGAAATGGCGATTTACATTCAAGAGTATGTGGATTACGTACGTTCTTTTAAAGGTGTTAAGTTTATTGAAGAGCGAGTGGACTTTTCTGAGTGGGTACCTGATGGTTTTGGTACTTCAGACGCTATCGTTATAGATGGCGATACCATGCATATCATTGATTTGAAATATGGTAAAGGTATCCGTGTTGAGGCTGATGATAATTCACAAGCAAAGTTATATGCATTGGGCGCATTATCAGACTACGGCTTCTTGTACGATATTAATCGCATCGTATGTCATATTCATCAACCACGGTTAGACCATATTTCTGTATGGGAAATAGATAAAGAAAGTCTTTTAAAATGGGCAGAGTATGTGCGTGAACGAGCAGCTATGTGCGCCTTACCAGACGCACCTCGTGTTGCGAGTGATAAAAGTTGTATGTGGTGCAAATTCAAACCATTGTGCCCTGAGCTGATGCAACTAACACAGAAAGCTTTGATGTCTGACTTTGATGACGCAACTATCGCACCCAAGTCACCTGATAAGTTATCTATTAGAGACTTACGGTTTGCTTTAGATAACAAGAAGCTAATTATCAGTTGGCTCGATGCTATTGAAGACTTAGCTTTTGAACGTCTTACCAATGGTGAAGCCTTTGATGGTTATAAGTTGGTGGTAGGTCGATCAAACCGCTCTTGGGATGACGAGAAAGCTGCTGAGCATGTGTTATCAGAAGAGCTTGGTGAGAAGACGTACATGCCACAGAAGATGATCACACCACCTATGGCTGAAAAACTCTTAGGTAAGAAGAAAGCTGCCCTGCTCAATGGGTTGATCAGTAAGTCACAAGGTAAGCCAACGATGGTAAACCAAAGTGACAACCGACCAGAGATTGTATCTGGCGACATTTCAGACTTTGATTAGGGAATTAAAATGACATTAACTAAGGCGGAGACAAAAGAGATCAACGACCTGCTAGAGATATACAATGCGCCAAACATGACATCAAAAGAGAAGGAGCATTACGGTATTAAAATAATTAAAATATTAAATGAAATAAACGTACACAAGAAACAAAGTTAAGGTATACTTAACTCGCTCCACAAAAACTAAAACTTAAATCAAAATACAAAGGAAAATAAAATGTCTAAAATCATTCTTAAAAACGTACGTATCTCTTTCCCATCATTGTTCAAAAAAGCAACATACAATGGTGATGAAACGGGTTTTGAAGGTACGTTCTTAATCAACAAAGAAGACCAAGCTGACCAAGTTGAGATCATTAACGCAGCCATTAAAGATTTGATTAAAACCAATCTTAAAGGTGCTAAGTTACAGCCCGATAAAATCTGTCTTCGTGATGGTGACTTAGTAGAATATGATGGCTACGCTGATCACTTCTCTATCAAAGCTTCTTCTAAAAAACGCCCATTAGTTATCGACCGTGACAAATCTCCTTTAGTCGAAGAAGATGGTCGTCCTTACTCTGGCTGTTACGTCAATGCCAGTATCGAATTGTGGGCACAGGATAATAATTACGGTAAAAGAATCAACTCTACCTTATTAGCTGTGCAGTTCTTTAAAGACGGTGTTCCTTTTGGTGATGGTTCAACGGGATCATTAAGTGACTTTGATGCCTTTGGTGAAGATGACTCAGATGATGTTTTCTAAAGTCTGACCGATCAGAACTAAGCCTCCTCTCCGGAGGCTTTTTTGTTATACCAACCAATTGATGTCACCCATCAAGGAAAATAAAATGAGCAAAGAAGAAGAAAACATTACTCGACAGTATTTATATAGGCACTATAACAAAGAAGGAGCATTGCTATACGTAGGTATATCATTAAATGCAATAAATAGATTGGGCCAGCATAAAGACCATGCACATTGGTTTGATTTAATTAGTAAAGTTGAAATTGAGTCATTTTCATCAAGGTGTGAGGTAAGAAAAGCTGAAATAGTGGCAATAAATAAAGAAAACCCTTTATATAATTTACAAAGACCCTCATTAAAAGAAGAAAAAACAACTTATCAAGATGCTAAAGATGTACTTATTAAAAGAATTGTTAGCTTTAATGCCGTTTATAAAATAGATGATATATGCAATGTATTGGGGATTAGGCGTACGAGTGTTTTAAAAGAAATAGAAAAGGGGACATTAAGTTGTATTGAAATAGATGGGACGGTTCGCTCAAACATTCCTAATCCTAAAAAAATAATCCGTATTACCGGATGGCAACTAATAGATTATATAGAACAATTAGAACGCAAAAACGCTTGTTCTAAATAAAACTGCGCTTTTACAAGTTTTATACCACCCATTATCTCCACCAATCAGAGCCACTCTCTGAAGGAAAATAAAATGAAAAATATTATCATAATTGATACAGAGATTTACTCTAATTACTTTCTGTTTGCAGCCAAGTGTATAGAAACAGGTAAAGTTGTACACCTAGAAATGTACGAAGGAAAAGAGCTAGATCGGATAAAACTGCACAACATCATGTTAAAGAACACCACAATAAGCTTTAACGGTAACAAATTCGACATGCCAATCATTGTTGCGGCCTTAAAAGGTTGGGACAACATTAAAATAAAATCCCTGTGCGATTCAATCATAGGCTCAAATTCCCCAGCGTATCGTACGTACAAAGAAAACAATCTTCTTACACCACGAAACTTTGATCACATCGATCTTATAGAAGTTGCGCCCGGTCAAGCCTCTCTTAAAATTTATGGTGGTAGGCTTAACTCAAAAAGGTTACAAGACCTACCTATAGAGCCATCGGCATTAGTCACCTCTGAGCAACGCTCTGAGCTGCGAAACTATTGTGAGAATGACTTAACCACAACAGAAGAACTTTACTCGGAATTACTCCCTCAACTTACGCTACGAGTATCCATGTCTGATCAGTATGGTTTAGACCTGCGCTCCAAGTCTGATGCACAGATCGCAGAGGCGGTTATATCAAGCGAGTTAGAAAAGATCACAGGTGATAAACCTGCCAGACCCAACGTATTGGATGATGCCAAATTCTTTTATCAAAACCCTGAGATTGTATCGTTTCAATCACCGCAACTAAAAAGCATACTTAAACGTGTACTTCGAGAACCTTTTGAACTTGGCATTAACGGCTCGTTAACCCTTCCAGAATGGTTAAAGAAAGAAGATATACGTATTGGTGGTCGTAAATATCAAATGGGAATTGGTGGGCTACACTCATGTGAAAAGTCACAGTATGTTGAAATTAAAGAAGGTTGGTTCTTACTGGAAAAAGATGTTCAGAGCTATTACCCAAGCATTATCTTACAACAACAGCTCGCACCTAAGAGTATGGGTAGACCTTTTTTAAAACTGTACAAGAACATCGTAACCGAAAGGCTTAACGCTAAGAAAAACGGTGACAAGGTAACTGCCGACACCCTTAAGATTGTATTAAACGGCTCTTTTGGGAAGCTAGGGTCAAAATACAGCATACTTTACGCACCTGAGTTGCTCCTGCAGACCACCATTACAGGTCAGTTGTGTTTGCTCATGCTGATTGAAGCGATGGAAGATGCGGGTGTTGCTGTGATGTCCGCTAATACAGATGGTATCGTATGTTACGCACCCGTATCAATGTTGGATAAAATGCATGAGATAGCGTTCGATTGGGAGTTACAAACAGGATATGTGTTAGAAGATACGGATTACAAAATCTTAGCTAGTGCAAATGTCAATAATTATTTGGCTGTAAAGACTGATGGTAAGATCAAAGGCAAAGGTGTTTTTGCTAATACAGGGTTATCTAAAAATCCAGACTGCCCCATTGTTAAAAGGGCTGTAAGTTACTACATAGCGCGTAACATTCCTATATATCAAACAGTCATGGACTGCGAGGACATAACAGAGTTTGTAACTGTACGTAAAGTTACTGGCGGTGCGGTATGGGAAGGTGGGTATTTAGGTAAGGCTGTACGATACTATTACTCATCAGAAGTTAATCCTGATACCTGTATACACTACGCCAAAAACTCAAACAGAGTTCCCAATTCGGGAGGAGCAAAGCCTTTAATGGATTTACCACAAACATTCCCAAAGGATGTAAACTATGTGGTATACATTGAGGCAGCTAATAAACTATTAAAGGAAGTTGGTTACAATGCTTGAGAAAACAATCGAGGCAGCTCTTGTCAAACGTGTTAAAGAACTTGGCGGTATGGCTGAGAAATTTGTATCCCCCGGAAGACGCTCAGTACCTGACCGTCTAGTAACACTGCCAGACGGTGTAATTATCTTTGTTGAGTGCAAAGCTCCTAACAAACACCCAACAGACCTGCAAGAACTAGATCATGAACGTAGACGAGTATTAGGTTGTGATGTGCGAGTAATCAACTCTATGGAGGATGCACGTGCGTTTAAAGTCTGACATGCATGAGTACCAGAACACTGCTGTAGAATTTATAAAAGATAAAAAACGCTGCGCTTTGTTTTTAGATTTGGGTTTAGGAAAAACAGTATCTACACTTACAGCGATCTCCGATCTTCAAGATGAAATGTGTGTACATAAGACACTTGTCATAGCTCCGCTCAGGGTAGCTAATTCGGTATGGGATACTGAAGCTGCAAACTGGCGACACCTTACACATCTTAAAGTGCAAGTGTGCACAGGTACAGAAAGAGCGCGCCTAACAGCGTTACACAGAACAGCAGATGTGTATACTATCAACCGTGAGAACGTGCCGTGGTTGGTCAAATTGTACGGTAAGAAGTGGCCTTTTGATATGGTGGTAGTTGACGAACTAAGTAATTTTAAAAACAGTTCAAGCCAACGTCACAAGTTCTTAAAAAAGATATTGCCTTTTACCAATTATGTTATTGGCCTTACAGCTACCCCGGCATCAAACGGACTTCTTGATTTATGGGCACAAATTTATTTGCTAGATGGTGGTATAGCGTTAGGTCGTACTATGACATCTTATAAACACCGTTTCTTTGAAGCTGATTACATGGGGTATAAATATACGCCAAGGGTGGGGGCAGATGTGTTGATACACACTGCAATACAACCTATGGTCTTGTCTATGAAAGCCAGCGACTACTTAGAACTTCCAGATAGGATAGATTTGACAGAGTATGTTGATCTGCCACCTAAAATAAAAGATGCGTATGATGAGTTTGAAAAGAACCTGCTATTGGAGCTTGATAACGGTGATGTTGTCGAAGCAATCAGCGCAGCAGTATTGGCAAATAAATTACTGCAGTACAGTGTTGGCGCAATCTATACGGATGAACATAAAAACTGGGTAGAGATACATGGTGTAAAACTTGATGCCCTCGCAGATATTATTGAACAAAACGCTGGTGAGAATATCCTTATTGCTTACAACTTTAAAACAGACCTTGAACGACTACAAAAGAAATACCCACAAGCACAGGTTCTTGATAAAGACCCTAACACAATAGTTAAATGGAATGCTGGTGAGATACCTTTATTGCTTGCACACCCAATGTCGGCGGCTATGGGGTTAAATCTACAGCATGGTGGCGGTATTGTTGTATGGTTTGGTTTGAACTGGTCGTTGGATTTATACCAACAATTTAATGGTCGTGTATATAGACAAGGGCAGACACGCCCTGTGCGGATCATACACATCATTGCTAGAGATACTATTGATGAACGGTTAATGAAGGTCTTAGGCGAAAAAGATGTTACTCAAGCCAAATTACTTGACGCATTAAAACATAAATAAAGTTTACTATTTCTAAACTTACTATATAATACTCAGACATTAAAAGTTTTTTGTTCAACCCTATCGGATAGTGGGGATAATAACTTCCGAGAATACAAGTGCGATACCCTATTGAAGTTCTCCGTTTTTAATTGCAGGTTGTATTTACGATTGTTTTACTAGAATAAGACAATGCCGTACAGACGTACACGGCAAATTATTACTTTAACTATAGGCTGATACAATGTTAACAGACGATGAATGTTATGAGATGTGGCACGCTGGGGGAGAGTTGTCCGACACAATACGGCTCATATATAAAACTGGATATGATGATGGGCAAGCGGATAAAATAGCTGAGACACTTAATGATTTTGAGGTTATCGATGGCGAACAAGAAAACAAATAAAGATCGTAAGAAAAAAGCAAACCCTTTTAAAGCAAGTGAACGATATGGCAGATGATATTGATAAAGCTAATGACCAAGCACAACTTATATTAGATAAGCAGTTGGCAATAGCAAGAGGGAGGCCGCTAAATGTGTTTCAAAATGAGTCAGGAATTTGTTGGGAGTGTGATGCTACAGTTAGTGATGGTAGGCGTTGGTGTTCAAAAGAATGTGCTGATCGGAGCGAAAAATGAGAACTGAATTTGAAGAGTTAGATGCTGTACCCGTAGAGCAAGAAAAAGAAATTGAAGGGTATTTTGATAGACGAGCGGCAATAATATGGGGCTTGGCTATTGTTATTGGTACCATTGGTTTTATAAGGTGGAACGTATGTTAGGAAATAAAATAGAATTTTTAGAAGACCTTATTATGTATAATCGCAACCTAGTGACTGCCTCGCTAAAAAACATAGATGGTTATTGCGACAGGATTATGTGGGCAGAAAAACAACTTGAACACCTATCCAAAGAAAACGCGATGATAGATAGCATCATAAACCTATGTTTGACGGGGAAATAAATGCTTAACTGGGCAGAATTTACATTCCCAGCCATTAACCTTTACAACTATCCTAAACAAAATCGAGATTTTAAAATGAGTAATATAAATGATGTTAATCTAAGTAGTCACTACGAAACAAATGTTCACCCACAGTGGGTATTAAAAGACCTAAAAGCTGACGATACTCAAGTAGAGGGTACGCACTACAAAGATATGGCTATTGAGCCTTGGGACGTTATGGAGGTTGTCTTAACCCACGAAGAATTTGTGGGGTATCTCAAAGGCAACTTTATTAAATACGCTATGCGTGATGGTAAGAAGGAGGGCGCTGTAAAAGATGCAGCGAAAGCTAGGCACTATGAAGCTAAATTAAAAGAAGTACAAATTAAGATTTCATCTGAGTGGTAATAAAATGCGAAGTAAAAGAGATTGTGTCAGATCAGGTATGTGTCGTGATATTCTTGAAGCATATGAGAATCGACCATGATCTGTAGACATACTCACAATATGTATTTATATTCGCTTGGATATAAAATTTGTTATGACTGCGGTTTAAAACGACATGTTGATAACGACATGCCCGTACACACGAGATAAAAATGAAAGTAACTATTCTTGACCACACTGCAGACCCTGTTCAAAAGATTGGACAAATGGCCTCAATTTGTTATGACGCTAAGACCGATCCTGAAAGCAATATAAAAAGAGCAAGGCACTGCAAAGATAAGGGGCATTTAATGACCTTACGCTTTGCCTACGCTACAATAAACGTGCAAGGCATTAGTCGTATCTGTTCGCACCAATTAGTCCGTATGGCGCACGCAGGTATCTTGCAAGAATCACAGCGTTATGTTGAGCAGACAAATGTGCAGCATATTATTCCACCGGCATTACTAGATACACCATTATATTTTCAAGACGAGTGGTACAAGTACTTATCTGCAGGTACGCAACTATACAAAGAAGCTATTGAAAATGGCATGAAGAAAGAAGATGCTCGTTATATCTTCCCACAATCATGTACAACAAGTTTAAACCTATGTTTAAACTTTCAAGGGTGGCGTGACGTTATTAGAAACCGAACAGCGAAGGCTGCTCAATGGGAAATACGTAACTTATTTTTAGAAATTGAAAGACAACTAACTGAAATAGCCCCTGAAATTTTTGGAGAAGTATAATGAGCAACATGGTTACTATTAATGAGTTTGGTTTTAGACATATCGCGGATTGGTCTTTGGTGCCTTGGATTGAAACTGGCGACAACGGTTGGCAGTTCACATGGTTTTTCCTACAGTTCACACGCTATACCTGTGATGAATCTGAACTTGATGACGATGATGATTTTTCAGACGATAATGCATGGTAATTAAAAAAGGGGCTTAATCGCCCCTTAGTTTTATCTGTTAATCTTTGTTGTCATAGTCGTAATCATCTTCGTTTTGATTTTCATAAAAATCTTTATTTCTAATCATCCCCGCATACTTTTCTTCCATTGCATCGCGACCTTTACCAAACGTGAAGCCAAATATTGAATTGTCTTTAGCTCTATTGGCAGTTTTTATAGACTGTCTTATATGCTTTGCAAGGATCGGTGTGTCTGGGTATTTGTCATTATACGCATCTATTTTATTGTCAATCTCAGTAGTGTCCCCATCAACATCTTCTATCTTACGATACTCCCCTAGCAACTTGGTTCTTTTATCTGCAGCAAAACTAACATCTGTTTTAGCGGAACGTGCAATCTCTTCGCCTTGCATAACTTTATATGGGCTAATGCCAAACGCTTGTTTGCCAATATCTAAAGGTGTGAAAGATTCTTTAGGGATAACTTGATCACCTTTGGCATTAATCTTACCTTCTGTGGCAAACCTACCTGCGATCATAACGTTCTTAACTAGCGCACTAGGTACAAGTTTTTCAATAGCTCGCTCGGTGTCGCCACTTGCAAACAGTTTTAAACCGTCCGAAACATTGACAACCAACGACCCTGCCGCACCGCCAAACATTTCAAACAATCTATCTTTTACCGACACATCCAATGTGTCGTGTGTTTCAGACTCATGAACCATTGGTATGATTTCATGAGCGCCTAATCTTTGTGACAATTTAAGATCGAGTATTGTTGACAGTGGGCCGTCTAATAAAATATTAATAAACGACTCATCAACATTTTTAGCCTCTAAGTACGATCTGAAATCAGCCTTATAGTTATGCCACTCATCATCACTTAACAAGTCTTTGATAAGATCGTTTGCTCCACCAATCAAACCAGCCGCAGGTAAACCTAACGCACCTGCGAATAACCAATGCATTGCCATTATCCCTGTCAAATGTTTAACAGCTTCTTTGCGCTCATGCCCATCTTTGCTGGCAAGGTTCAGGGCAGACTTAGCCATAGAGAATAATAATTTAGCCCCATATTGTTGGAACTGCCATACCACTCTAGCCATATCGCCTTTAGTTAATGTTGCCCTGCCTGTAGAACCAAAATCACCCATGTCTAAGTAAACAGAATCAATCGCTTTTTCTACAGCTTGATCATGGGTCATACCTGACTTCATGTTGGCAATATAGGATGCCGTGGCTACAATTTGACGCGATGCTGATTCCATTTCAGCAAAAGGTTGGGACATGATAGCCATAAGGTTTGTCGCTTTTTGCATAACGTTCTCATGAGCACCTGTTGTTCTACCTTTACCACTAAACGCTTCAGCATGTACACCACTTGTTATGATACCTTCTTTTAAAAAACTTTGACAAGCCGCCTCAACGTCAAACTGATCAGCATGGGTCGCATTACCAATTAACTTTTTATAGCCATTGTTTTTATCCTTATACTTTTTTGCCCCACGCTCCATGTTGTAAAACCCAACACCTTTGCCAATACCACTACTAACATATAAATTAGCTGCAGCAGTCATAGCAGAGTGAGCCAACACATACCCGTGTGTCTTACCAATGCTCGGTATACCTTGCAATGCGATAGAAGATAACTGTAGTAACGCAGATGCTGGTGAAGTTAAATAATAGCTAAATGCAGCGCCTGTTGCAAAGTTAGAGATCGGGCCTGTTAACTTAGGGTGTAACGCATCGAGAATTTCTCTGTTAAAAGCTTCGTAATAACTATTTGCTTTTACAACATCACCCTCAAACGTGCCTCGCATGATCTCACCATGCAGGTTCTTTTTAATATCTAATAAACCCGTGCTAATACTACGACCCAACTTTATTCTAGGTAGCTGTCTTGACATGTTCATCGCATAGCTATCAAACGCTCTGAACACATCATTAGAGTAACCTGCAGTGCCTTTACGATGAATAAACTGCTTACCAATACTTTGATCAGACTTACCCATCAAATGCATCTGAAATACAAAATCCTTCAACCCTTCCATAGACTCTTCAGGCGTACCCTCAAAAGATTTATCTATTTGCGCATACAAATCCATCATTGATTTGTTGTCACCAATTATTTCTTTATTGAACTGTTTTATGTCGGGGACAATATATCCCTTTACTTTCACATCAGTTAAGAATTTTTTAGCCTCTGACGATGTGTCAAACTTAGTAAACTTTTTAATAAGTTTACCTGTTTCAGAATCAACATCCCCATCAGTATACGCAACACCATACTTGCCAAAACGCATTAAAGGAAAGTAATCACCTTTACCCTTAATGTTTTTAACTTGTTCCCCAAACACTGCAAGTTGCTTTGCTATAATCTCAGGACTAATGCCGGACGTTTTTATACTATGCTCGTAGGCTTCAATATACCTATCCATTGAATCTTTGTAATACTTAGCCATTTCACCATAAACACGCTTACCTTCAGGGTTTAATTTTGCATAGTTTATTTGCAATGCTTGTAAACGATGAATAAGTTGAGCAAAACCTTTTGGTCTATCGGCTTCTAACTTAGTGATCTTGTCATTGATGTTACCTTCTTCTCCAACCTTTGCTCGTGGTGATACACCTAACAAGGTTGTTTCAGATTGAACATCACCAAGAAGTTTTAACTGCTTATGATTCTTCTTAATGTACGGGTTAAAACTATTCTTACGCATGTTAGCCATTTCGGTTAACATCTTGTCGCGCATACCCGACAGCTCACGGGTAGCTTTTAATACCGCTTTACCGCCCTTTAGATACTTTGCACCAAGCTCATAAATACCTGACGCACTAAATATATTTAAGAACCACGGTAGAACCTTATCACTTGCCCCGTCCGCTTGTTGTTTAAACGATCCGAGTTCGTCTTCAAACGTTTGTTTTATTGAGTAACGAGGTTGTTCGGTTGTGAGTTTTTCTACAGGTTTTATTTTTAATTTTGAAGATTCTTTTCCCTTGCTAAACGCAGTTTCCTTACGAGCAGTTCGTTCTGATGTTTTAGACTCTCTACGCATTGACGTAACCGCCAACTGCCGAGCATCGGCTTCTGTAAGCTTGATGTTTGTACCAAGAGTGGTACGCATAAAGTTACGAATAGCTGCGATGATCCTACGCACTAAGGGTAAGTGACGACTGTTTTCAACAAGGTATGCAAGTGCTTCTTCAGCACGTAAGTTTGCAGGTGTGTTTTTAGGAACAGCCGCACGAGCCGCATCAAACTCTTTACCTTGATTGGTCATGGCTTGATTCTTAACATCCTCCCAAACCTTAGCACCAAGCATTTTCTCCATGCCAGCATGTACGCCCACTTCGTGTAGCGCCACATTTTGCATGGATTCTGGTGTAAGTTTGTTAGCCACGTAGTGAGTAACACCATCGGCTGTAGTCATACCTTGAACATTCGCAGGGTGATTCTCACCGGGAAGTGTCGCTTGGGTATCATGCAAAACAGCCTTACCCGACTCGACAAGTCGCCTCATTTCGGGGCTTAGTGTTTGGGATAACTGTTCGGCTGTGTAACGAGTGGTTGCCCTAGATGGGGCAATTACGTGGGTCACACCATCTTGTGTGGGTTTTTCTTGAGTTTGTTCTTCCCCTATAACTTTCTTTTGTATCGCGGTAAATCCCGGAGATCTGTCTGGAACTTCATAAATATTAGCAATGTTATTATCTCGAAGATATTTTAACAACTCAGTGCCAAAACCTTGCCCACGATAATCGTCTTTTGTACCAATAGAATCTATTTTACCATCTTCAATACGCGCAACAGAGACTAACTCATCCCCTTTATAAACACCAACAGATGTTTGTCCTATTGCCGCGCCTTGCTTGCCTGCAACCACTTTTATATTGGTGTCATTAACAAAAGGTTGTATCGACACGTCATGATATTTACTTTCAGGTGTGTCTATGTTTTTAGCGGCACGGATAAACATTTTTTCTCTAAATATCTTTTTTATGCGCTCTTTGGTTTCTGGGGAACCATGACCGTAATCGTACCCGCCCTCATCCATGTTAGAAAACAACTTATCACTGGACGTACCTTTAGGTTGTGACACACCTTCCATGAATCCTGATTTACCAGCGTATGTGTTATTTTTTTGAGCAGTTTTTATTGCCGCACTATCTTGAGCTACCGAATATCTTGGTGCGTTAGCTTCAGGTGTTTCTACAGGTGTTTCAGCTTCGGGTGTAACGGTTTCAGCTTCGGTTACTGGTGTTTCAGTTTCGGTTATTGGTGCTTCAGCTTCGGTAGCTTGTTCGGTATCTACGGATGGAATGGTGCTTGGTCCGTAATCTTCATCCGACTTTTCTTCTATCTTTACACCAACCTTGCTTCGTAATAGCTCAAAAGCATCTTGTGTACTCATACCCTCGTTGTTTTGAGCTAACGCGCGAGCCATTGCAGGGCCATAGTTTCTAAACTTTTCAGCATCTAACTCAACATCACCGTCAGCAACAGCTATTGCTTCATTGGTCAAGTCTTCACGAGCTTGTTTGGAATCAGAGGCGGCAACATATGCTTGAGGTGCGCCCATAACAGTCGCTGCGCCACCACCAGCGGCAGCGCCACCAGCGACAGATTCTTTAACATCTGCAAACGCTTCATCACCTGTTAACGGTTTGCCTGCAGCGTAACGTTCTAATTCTCTTTGTATACCTTCTGTTGGGCCTTCTGTAACAACACCACGACCTGCATGTTTTAACAGTTCCCCACCAAATGTTTTATTTATTTCTTTTTCAGCAGCCTCTTTAACAGCCCTACCCATACCGGGTATTTTCATACCGAGGGTAAACCTGTCTGCAATAGAATCGAGCGCACCCGCAGCGATAGAAGGTAAGATTGTCCGTTCTGGATCAAGCTCGCCCGCAGTTTTTGCTGCATCCATTTGCTCATCAATCATTGATCCAAATTCTTGAACAATGGCTGCAACAATACCTACGGGAATAGCGGCAGGTGGGAAAACCGCGCCAGCAGCTAAACCTGCAGCCAACGGGCCAGCAGTTGCTGGAGCTGATTCAACAATCTTTTCGCCAACATAGCCGGGAATCTTTTTAAGAGCCGCCCACACACCGTCATTCTTAGCCGTATCTTCAATCTCTTGAAAGGACGTAGCCTTTGGCCCTTTAGCTTCAGCTTCGGCTACCAGTTTGTCTTGTGCGTGTTGTTCCTCTAATCTTTTTTGAACATCCTCATCGTAACCTAACAGCGATTCAATACCAGTTACAACACCTTGCCCAGATTGCTTTACGCCCTCAATACCTCGACCCAACGCTGCGCCAAATGTACCTTGTTGTTCGACAGGTTTTGCTTGGGCAGCTTGCGCGTCTCGTTCCTTTTTATCTTGCAGATACCAAGCAACTTCGTCTGGTGTTAACCCTTCAATTTTAGGTAAGTCAGATGGTGGGCCAACAGCTACGTCCTCAAGGTATTTCCCACGTTTACCCATAACAGAGTTAGCGTAGTTTTTATTTTCATACGGGTCTTTACTCCCGTAGTATTTACCTAGCGCCCATATTTCTTTTTGCCCCTGATCAAGAGCAGGGTTAGCCTTATCAATCAATCCTCGTAACTTGTGCGCACCTGCATGGATATTATATTCAGGGTCACTTGCCAATAATGCAGGGTCATACTCAGGGTTCCATCTAGGAATCATCTGAGTTAGACCTAGAGCCGTACTTGTTCCCGGAGTCAATGGGTTCCCATTTTTATCAAACTGTCGAAAATTAGATTCTTGTTCAATGAGCGATTTTAAAAGGTCTGGTGAAACACCTTTACTTTTAGCAGCTTCTTGAATATATCTTTCATAGTTTTCTTCACTCATAATTAACCCCTGTTTGGATATGGCGCTGTCATTGCTTCTTTAGAAAAATACTTACCTGCAATAGCGTTTACAGCCGCTGGGTCTTTTGGTCTAGGTGCTTGGTATTGTGGTCTGTCACCACGTAATTCTGCACGTTCTCGCTTTAACTTAGCTATTGTGTCAAGTTGTTCTTGGGTATATTTAAACTTGGCGGGATTAGGAGAACCTGTTTTATCTCTTGAAAGATCAGCTAGTTCCTTGTCAATACTAGCCAAACGACCTGTTGGTGTAACAGCCCTAGGATCGCTACGCCCTTCTTGTTCCATACTGGTTCTAGTTGTTGCGCCAAACTGAGCTAGCCTAGCAATCTTTTCAGCAGACTGTATTTCTTGTTGTTTTAAACCATACGCAACTAATTCTTCATCATACTTTAAAAACAACTCACTAGCTTTTTCTTTAGCCGCAGTTGCATCTTTAAAACGACCTAACTCTTCAAGACGAGTTGCATGGTTAAGCAAATACTCAGACTTGTCTAGGTCTTTCATCATCTTTTTATTTGCTTTAGTATCTTCCATAAGTCCCGGAAGAGTTGCGGTTATAGCTTTCATACCAGCAACAAGTGGTGCGCCCGGAGTAGATGCCCAACTAGCACCAAACTCCATAAGGCGCATACTCATCTGTCTTCTAGCTTCATCAGGGGCATTAGCACGCTCATCCATAATAGACTTACGATACGCTGCAGTGTCCTCATCTTTACCAACAAGACGCTCTTCCATTTCTTTTTGGCTCTTAACACGATCTTCCACAGACATGTTGGCTTCTTTCTCAGCCGAATCTCTTGATGCTTCTAAGCGAGACAACACACTGTCTTCAGACTGAGTAGGCGCATTTGCTTGGGCAGTTGTACCTTGATTCATAACACTTGTGGTATTGCGCCCTTCTTGCGCGGGCACCGATGGTCGGGCAGTTTGAGTTTGAGTTTGAGTTTGAGTTTCATTTTGCATTTGCCCCATAGGTGCGGGAGCAACCATAGGTTCAATTTTTTTAGCCACCACAGGTTCTGGTGTCTCAACCGCTGCAATACCTTTATTACCACCTACAGGTGTTGTTGCCCAGTTCTTAATAATCTCGTATCTTTTAGAGGCAGAATCACCAAACTTATCTAACGCAGTTGCTAAACCGAAGCGATCTGTTTTTCTAAACTGTTCACCTATTGGCCCGCCAGTACCGTTTTCAATAAGATGTTTAACTAATTCTGGGGCAAGTGATGGGCCGCCAAGAACCCCTTGTTCAACGCTAGATAGTGTTGACTCAGACCCTAAGCCTTCTTTGAATCGTTGGGCGTTTATTTCAGAACCAGCCGCAGCAATATTTTCAGGAGTTGCCAGTGAAGCAATACCTGATTTAAGGGCACCATACCCTTTCTTAAGCTGACCACGAACATCAGTATTTGATCGTTCAGCCCAAGGATCGGAGGAAGAAGGAGACGGTGCGCTTTCAGTTAATGGCGCAGCCTCTCGCGCAGCCTCTCGCGCAGCTCTTTCTGCTTCATACGCCATACGTTCTTTAGAGTGTTTTTTAACTTTGGTACTTAACTCCTTACCCGATTCTATTGAAGACTCATACGGCGCCGTTTCTTCTGGTGTGAATCTTGTTGATCGAAGAGGCTCTTTGTTTGTATTTATAGTGGCGCTTTCTCCGGGGATTTGTGCCAAACCTTTATTAGGGTCTAGTGGTACTCTTTTTGAAGACTGGTAGTTAGCAACATCCTCATCTGTCCAACCGTGTAACTTATACGCTTTGTTTTTCATTTCTTGAGAAACACCCTCAAGTTGGCTTAACCAACTTGCTGCGGGTTGTCCTCCCTGAGCAAAAGCAACGATACCGCCCTTAGCGTAATTAGACCTCATAACTTCTTTAGCTATCTTGGTCATTTCAGGGCTTTCGTTTTCTTTAATAATTTCTTGTAAGCGCGGGTTGTCTAAGTCTTCTAACTTATTACGCATACTCTCTTCAACATCGCCACCAAGCTTATAGCCAACAATACCGCCATCAGCGTAGCCACGATCTTCAATCACGCCACCATTAGCCTTTAACGCGCCATACGCGCCAATACCTGTAGCAGCTAAACCTCCGATCTGACTCATTGTGCTAGGTTGTGCAGTGTATGTTGTTGCTGAACTAGGGGTTGTGCTTATGCCGCGTACAAGACTAGACATGGTACCTATATCTTGCATGGGTTTGTTTTGAGCATTTGCGTAATCAAGCATAGCTTGGTCTTTAGCCGCTTGGACTTTAGCTGTTTGTTGTGCCCCCATTGTATTCTGCATAGTGAGAATACCTTGTTGTGCAGCTAAGTCTTGAGCACCCAAATTACCTAACGTACTGGCAGCTTGACTTGCCTGACTCATTCCTTGAAGACCTAATTGAGCCACATTCTGTTGCTGTTGTTGAGCGTTGGTAAAGGCAGATTGTAGCCCTGTAGCTTGTATATTACCTATGGCTGTGTTTCTACCTCTTTCATTTTCAGCAGCCATAAGAGCTTCACGGCTACCGCCAAACGCTTTTTGTTGTGTGGCATTGCCCATTTGCTGTGCACCGCTAATATCATACTGGCGGTTTGCTGCGGCGATTTGTTGGTTGGTAACGTTTTGCATATAGGGTGACATATATGCTTGCACTGAATTTGGGTCAGTCATCTGGTTCTGGTAATTCTGCCCAGCATTTAAACTACCAGTACCACTAGAACCTGCTAAGGTAGACGCTGTTCCAAAATTAGCAGAGTTTTTCATCCCCGCTGCGCCAGTTTGCGCTTGTTGTTGCATTGCGCTAAAACCAGCAATACCTTTGGAAGAATCATATAATGGTTTTCCTTGGCTATCAAGGACTAAGTTGCCTTCCTTGTCGAGGGTGTTCCCGTAGGCTTTGTACGGTTGAAACCCTGAAACCTCACCCTCAGCGTTTTTTTGATACAGTTGTTTTTCAGCCGCACCCATATACGTACTGACATAGGGTTTTAGCTCATCAGGTATAGTCGCTTGTGTTACAGATGTAGATTGCGATGGTGGCGCACCTCCACCATAAAACTTAGGGCCTTGTACAAAGTATAAAAAGGTTTTGCGAAGATCACTTAATTTAAATATCATACATCTAACTCCATAACAATATGTGCGGGTCTATACCCTAATTTTTGTTTCCATAATCTAGCTATGGATTCTCTGGCGTAACCTTGAATTTTTGTACCACCCATCATGCGAACCCAGTTCACAAACTCTTGGTTGGTTTCTCTTGAGGCAATAAACTTACCGCCAATAGCTGCTACATACGCTATTCTAGCTTTAGGGAAATTAACCCACTGCAAACTTATAACACCGTGAATTGTACCCTCATCATCACTAGCAACTACAAGGGTGTGTTCACCTCGCACAAGATAATCTTTAAGGTTATCTATAGAATAGTAGTCAGATATCGCACTCTGTTCAAACACAGGGGTAAACCAAGGTTCAACCAAAGACCAAACCTGATGTATAAATTGTGTCTCTACGTGTTGAACTTTTAGTTTCATGCTAGTACCTCAAACTTATTACCCTTTTTTATATTTTCCATTGCTGGAATTACTTGTAAATTATAGGGTGTATGTAAACCCGAAACACGAACACCTTGCAAAGGAATTATATGGTCAACATGCCAAGAAATACCGGTAAGGCGTGTGCGTAGTTCGGATAACTCATATATTTCTTTCATCATCCATATGTCTGTTTCGGTTGTCCATACGGGTGTACGGTTAATTTTAGAAACTCTACGTTTTACAGCAAGGGCTTGGCATACCGCGGGATTATTAATCCTATATATTTTTTTACATAGCTTTGCATTTTCATGGTCTGGATTTTTTTGTCGCCATATAATTGAACGTAACCTAGATTTTTCTCTACGCAGTGTTTTAACAGCATCAGATTCCATGAGTCGGGTTTCTTTTGCTCTAGCAGCTATTTGTGGAAGCCTGTGTTGCCGTTCTTTCTTTTTACGTGCATTGTATGCGGGCCTATCTTTTTCAATAGCTAATACACTAGATATTTTTCTACATTCTATACATTCCCCGCGAGTCACATTACGTAAAAAATGTCCTTTAGCGCAAGGGTTTTCGGGACAATAGTATTTTTCTCCATTTTCTTTTGCTAATATCCTAGCTTGGCTTTTTATCATGCTATTAGTTCTTTGGCAGATTTAGAATCAACAGCAACTTTACCTTTACCAATAGACTTTTCCCTACGTGATTGTACCCTATCCACCATTGCTTGTAATCTTTTTGCACCAGCTTCAGTAGAGCCATTACCTAATTCAGAGACGATACGACTGCTTATAACGAACTCACCATCGGCGAGCCTTGCAGGTTGCTTACCACTAGCGCCTATCTCAGCGGGAATATCATCTGAAACCCCATCACCTGGGCCCCTAGTTAAACCCGCAATACCACCATGCGAGTATCCGCCTAAGTTATCGCCTGTTAACCCGCCATTAGCATATCCAATACCTACTGCTGGTGCTGGAGCAGTTTGAGTAACCCCTTGTGGTGCTACCTGAGCAATGCCTTGTGGGGCAACTTGTTGGTTAGCTTGTTGGTTAGCTTGTTGTTGTCCCTGTTCTAAGCCCATCTGTACAAACTTATTCATAGGTTGCGGCGCTTGCATAGAATCTACCGCCCCACCGTCAGCGTATAGTTGAGGATCAGCCCAATAAGGTTTAAAGTCTTTAGATATTGGCGCTCCACCGATAGAGCTACTCTTAGGTTTTTTATAGGGTTCATATTCAGGGGTCATTAACTCCCTTGCTCCCAGTGCTACTGCTCCCCCTGCAATATACGGGTGTTCAGCTACTAATGCCATACCCTGTTGAAGAAGTCCGGGGGTGTTCATTGTTCCTCCAGATGCTGTTGACGCACCCAAACCGCCTGCACCGCCAGCACCACCAGCACCACCAGCAGACCCACCTGCCAAGCCTCCAGTGGCCCCAGCACCAGAACCAACACCGCTTCCAAAAGCTGTTGAGCCACCACTAAGCCCGCCTATACCTGTCCCTGTCGCTAAACTAGAACTACCAGTACCCGCCCCAGCACCTAGTGTTCCAGAACCAAAACCTCCTAAACCTGCACTACCCGATGCCCCACCTATAGAGCCTGTAGTACCAAGTCCACCAACACCACCAAGTCCACCAACACCGCCAAGTCCACCACCTGTCAAGCCTCCAGTGGCGCCAGCACCAGAACCAAGAGCTGAACCACCACCTAATAATCCTGTGCTAATACCAGTACCTGTAGCGCCAGCGGCTGTACCAGCACCTGCACCAATACCAGCGGCTGTACCAGCAGCACCTGCACCTGCACCTGCACCAATACCAGCAGCACCTGCACCAATACCAGCGGCTGTACCAGCAGCACCTGCACCTGCACCAATACCAGCGGCTGTACCAGCAGCACCTGCACCTGCACCAATACCAGCGGCTGTACCAGCAGCACCTGCACCTGCACCAATACCCAAAGCAGAGCCCGCTGCCGCTGCCCCACCCGCAATAGCAGAACCCGCTGCCGCTGCACCCGCCCCAATAGCTGTGCCCGCCGCCACTGCACCCGCTGCTACCGATGACGCTGCCGCCGCTATTGATGCCCCTGCTGCAATAAAAGTCATACTATTTCTCCTAACAGCAGTTGCTGTTCGTAATCTTCAAAGGTTGCAGAGACTAGCTCATCTTCTATAGCTTCAATCTCTGTATTGTCTGTTCTATGTACGGTAATGAACACCACATCTGTCTCTGCATAACCAAGGCGTTTAACGCCCGGTTGGTCTACCATAATGTGACCTTCAGATATAACGTAAGATTCAGTGCCGTTAGTAATTCGGATAGTGCCTTTAGCTAATATAGCGATACTTTCAAAGTTGTGTATTTTGCCTGTTAGTAAAGTACCTGCAGGTATAAACATGCTACGCGCATAAACACCATCAATATGGTAATGCTCTATGGGTAACTCAACTTGAGGCATTTGAAGTATCTGCGCTTCAATTTGTAGTATTTCAGGCATGTTGCCTAGTGTCGCTAAGTTGCTCATATCACACCTTACAAATTGATTTTACTGAGTTTATCACGGCTAGAGCGCAGATACAAACGTAACTGTTATAATAACAGCAGGGGCTCGTGGATGAATAGGTGCAACCACTGAAGCAGGGACTGTTGATAAAGAAACAGCGGCATCATTAGATAGCCACACCAGCTCAATATAGTCCCCCGCTTGTACACGTAAAAGATAGTTGATGGCTAAAATAGTTTCAGAGTTAACCGACCCCCGCTTAACAGGCAACTGAGCGGCAGAGTTAGAGTCAGGCACATCTACCCCATTTTGTCTTATCCACACTTCTAAAGGATGAATCTGTGCAGCACTATTGGTAACCTGAACGCTGTACTGGTAGTTGTATACCCCAGAGTTAGTTATATAAATCCTAGAGGTTGGTGTACCGATGTACACTTCGCTTGAGTTAGTATTTACGCCATCAAGCAGTACCGCTGTTGGAACATTAGGCACAGCAGCTATAGTGGAGGTATCTACAAAAGACCCATAAGGGGCACGGAATGTTGTCATTCCAATAACCCCCACCAAAGCTGAAGTAAAGTTATCTATCTGATTAAAGTATAGGCGCAAGATATTATTTAGCATATCTATATACTGCTTACTATACGCCATAGGCGCGACAGATAGGTTAGGTGCTTTTGGTGGGCGAACCGCCGTTACGTTAATAGGCATATTTTATCTCAATCCATCCGGTCTTCTATCAAAGCGCACAGTGCCTAGTTGCCAAGCTACCCCTAACGAATTAGACTCAATTCTAAAACTCATCTGCCTACCGCGTAACCGTGTGTATACTTGTCCTGTGAACTCTTGTATTACGTACACGCTTGAGTTAGGTGGGTAAGGCGGAGCATAGTTATCGGCACTTGTTACAACAGGTGCATCAGCAGTTCCGTAAGCTGACCCTGAGTTTTGTCTAGGTACCATAGTTATAGTAACGTAGGGGTTGTTTACATCAGAACCATTAAAGTTTACGTCAGGTAACATACGCCACACAAACCCAAAGTGTTGACCGTCTTCAATATCAAAATCAGACGACTGCACATACGCACTAATAGGCAATGTTGAAGCGCCAGCATTATCATCTACAGAAGACTCATGATAAAGCAGTCGTCTGTTATAGTCAGCCGCTACTGGGTATGGGGTAATACCTGAGTCTAACCAAGCAGATCGGCTCATAGTGCCTGAATACCAAACTTGATCTAAGTAGTTATATATAACATACCTGTTAATTGCGGTTGTTTCTTCAGAGCAATAGAACCACCACACCTCGTTATACCCAGAATTACTACCAGCAAAAACCTGATAGCCTTGAACGGAGTTAAGGTTTTCAAACACAAACTGTTTTAATGTGCAAGGCAGTGTGTGTACTACACCATCATAATAATAAAACTTATCTAACCCCATCCAGTATGTTACGTTGTTTATACTTATGGCGGCGTTAGGAGATATTATGGACACATTATCCATTAACACTTCAAATTTATAAACATAGGGAGGGCCAAGATATTGCATGGAATATAGGCATGAATCTGTCCATATTAATGTTTCTTGCCTAGTTACTTGAGCAGTCATAATATAAGACCCATGCGTAAGCCTAAACTCACCTGCTTGGTTTGTTATACTTGGTACCCATTCATAGGGGTTGGCTTGGTCTGACCAGCGCACAAGCATTGGGTCAAACGTAGTCGTAGGGTTTCCAGACACATAAGGGTTAGCACCAAAACATACTATAAACTGCTGTAATGATGACGCTAGTATTTGGTTAGTATTGGTTGGCACATAAGCTGATGCAGCTAAGGTGGATAATAACTGCGCTCTAGTTGATAAACCACCAGAGTTTTGCCAGTAATATATTGCGCCTCCGCGTGGGGCTATAATAAGGTCTTGCCCGTAATTATCATTGCTCCAAATACGTAATTGCTGACCTATACCTACTGTGAATGCACTACCCCAACCGCCCCTGCTCCATGTTCCAGTACCCCAACCTGTACCAACAACTGCAATATCAAGCCCTGTCTGTATTTGAAAAACAGCGGATATACTTGTGCCGCCACCTGACGCTACTGTTGATGTTGCGCTTGTTGGAACAGTTATTGAAAAGCTGTTGGCATTTATATACGTGATCTGGTATTCTGCATTTAGGTCTGTAGCAGGTACACCGCCAACAGCAACTGCTCCAGAAAAAGTAACAAAATCACTCTGAATAGCGCCATGCGCATTGATGATCACCACCACCACCTTTGAACTTATTGTAGTTGCAAAGCAGTTGTTTGTAGCGGGCGATGTAAAGGTAGTTCTAATAGGGGTGATGTCGATGTATGAGCCCCCATGTTCAATATAGTACTTTAAATTAGTACCTACACCCAAATAATTAGAACTACTAAAATTTACCCAATTCCATAACGACCTAGCAAGTCCTTGATAGGTGGTACTAGAGAGCTGCGACCAGCCCCCAATCTTTTCAGGGTTACCAGAACGAAAGCGTATCTTATCACCGTCATACCACCCGCCTTCATTACCATAGTTCGTCGATTCTCTATTTAGCCCCGGTCTTAAAGTTAGCTTCTGTAATGGCATAGTGTTATCCTATTTAGCTTCAAGAGCTGTTATTCTAGCCAATGCCTCTTGTAAGGACGCAACTAATAAAGGAACTAGCTTGGATTGGTCAATACCTTGATATTTAGGAATACCCTCAGCATC